CTGGGGAGTACCAAACTCTGAGTCATAGAATAAAAGAACACTTTCTGGATATTTCTTTAGATACGCTGCTGCCATAAGGAGAGAAAAGGCAGACTTAAAGTGCTTAGACGGACCTGCCATGATAGTAAGACCAGAAGTTAATCCTCCATCTACGCTACCAGAAAGTGCCACGTTCACCATCGGAACGCTAGTAGTAATCATATCCTTCTTCTTATAGACTTTGCTATCAGCGAGGATATCTGTTGAATTAATTGTAGAATTCTTCATGAGACGTTGAATGAGAGACATAAATTTACCTTTTAATTAATCTATATAATTTTATATTATTTATTTTTTAGTAAAAAATCAACTAAAAAATGAATTAAGTGTAGCTTTCTTTTCAAGTTCCCATCCAATAGATCTAATAATATTTTTAATTGGATCTAAAAATGCTTTATCAAATTGTGTATCATAGTCAATATAACTATCTAATCCTAATTGGCGAGGTAAAGTACCAGGAGCAGCAAATACGTTTTCTCTTATAGGGTTAGGCAGTTTCATATAACAAAATTTAATTTTTTCACCTTGCATAATAGGTTGATATCGCTTATCAATTTTAAAGTCTTTAATCATTTTATTATAAAGTAAAGCTCCTCTTACATGAATAGGAGTACCTTTTTTATAAATTGATGATGAATCTGCATACTCGTAAAGGCCTTGACATCCACGAGGAAAAGCAACGTCTTCAAAAGAAAGCTGTTTAAACCTCTCTCTTGTATCGTTTACAAAATTAACAAGATCGTCTTCAGTTTTATTCATAATAATACTTAGAGCTTTTTTAATACTATCTCGTACAGATTGAGGAGTAGAAGACCTAACAACTTCAATACCCATCATTTTAAGTTTAGGTTCTTTATATTGCACACCTTCACTATTCCAAACATTAAGAATATATCGTTTTTTAGCAACCCAAATACCTTTATTAGCGATATTTTCTCGCTTCATTTTCATTTTTTGTTCAAAGGCATTAACATATTGAGCAAGAGCTCCATAGCATCGATTAATATAAGGTTCAAGCTTATCTTCGCATGCTTTATCCAAGAACTTGACGATCTCTTCGTCAGAAGGATATTTTCCGTTATAAGAATGATTGACCAGGTCGTCAAGCGTAATATACATAGAATCCGTATCGCATGCCAGGACATAATCTTTACCTTTAGTATTTAATAATTTATTTAAGTACTTATTAATATTATCCTCCATCCAACGAATAGAAAGTTGGCCAGATAGAGTAATAGATTCAGCAAGTTGGTTATCATACCAGCGAAAATATGCATTTGATAATGCACCGTAAGCTGAGTTAAGTTGAATTTTTTTAGCTAGCTGCATGTTATCAAGTTGAATTGATAATTTTTCATCAGCAGGATCTTTATTTTTCTCGTAACGTTTTTTAACTTCGATCATCTTATTTTTATATACAACACGATCATTATACATGTCTGACATTAATTGAGGTAAGAAACCTTTTATATCTTTTTGAAACATGCACCCAGAAGCTGCAATAGTAGCATTACGTTCGTTTAATTCTGTCCTAATAGAATTTTCGTTTAAAGCACCTCCAATAATATCATCAATAGAAAGAAATTTACCAATTTTACCAATAAACGTCTCAGGTGAGATATTATATTGCATGATAAGATGAGGGTATAGACTATTTAAGTCAAATGAAACAACCCACTTATGCATTCCTACTTGAGGCTCTTTAACATAAGCACCAGCAATCTGACGATCTTTAGTTTGATTTTTCATAGGAGGAATAACTATCTTTTTACTAAGTAGATAATTATGAATAATAATATCCCACATATGAACAGATGAGAATGTATCGTTATAATTTACCTTACCGTCATAAGCAAGAGCTTGAACTTGATCAATAAGTTTTAACTTCTCATCTAGACGATAAACTAGATTAACGTCATGAATATTATAATCAATAAACTTTTGATAATCTTTCCGATAGAGATCAATTAAAGAGTCATACTCAGAATAATCTAATTTTTTTTCACCTAACTCAATAAATGCAATAGAATCAAGCTTATATGATTCCTGCATTGGCATGAATCTACGGTACATCTCTAAATAATCTAAACACGAAATACCCTTAAGGGTATACGTTTTAAAAGTACGACCGGCTTTTTCATAAGTACGAAGTTTAACATCTTGCCAAGGAGAAAGATTTTTAGCAAATTCTTCACCTACTATTTTACAGAAGCGATTATACATATAAGGAATATCAAACGTTTCTATATTCCATCCTGTTACAATATCTGGAGAAAATTGCTTGCTGCGCCAAGCATCAAGAAACTTCATAATAAGATAAGCTTCATCTTGGCATTTAATATATTTTATATTATCATCACTCGATGTATAGTCTCCGCAACCAAATACAAGCGTCATATCACCTTTACGCATTGTAATAGCAGTAATAGCTTTATCTGCACTATCAATGTTAGGAAACCCTTCATCAGCTGCAACTTCAATATCAATAGCTACTACAGAAATTAATGAAGAATCGTATTTAATTATACCCGGATAATAATCGTTAATAAAGTTGTAAGCATATTTTTGAAGACCGTAAATAGTATACCCTTCAACGTTTTCGTATTTCTTAGCAAAATTTCTAGCAGCAGATACTGATTCAAAATCAATTTTATCTACACGGGCTCCGCCAAGTGTATGATAATCACTATTACCAGTCTGTGATGGTACAAACAAATATGGTTTATACGGAATCTTTTGCTGAATACGTTGACCGTTTTCATATCCACGCAAAAGTATCTCGTTAAATTCTAAATTAATATTAGTATAAAAACTGCTCATAATAAATCCTATACTTTATAATATATGATATCTTAAAATAAAGCAAGGGAGATCTCTCTCCCTTGCAAATTATTTAATATCATTATTAATTAAAATAAGCCTATCACAGTATAAGGTTACTGGTCACTTATCTCTAATATCTGGCCAACCTGGCATCATAATGTACCTCTTGCATGAGTGCGCGCTACTCTCATAATATCACTACGAGAAATACCAATATCAGATAGTTCTCTATCATTAAGAACGCTTAATTCATTAATTGTATTCCTAATTTTAGCACAACGTCTAAACCATCTAGAAAAGTTTTTTGAAAATTTTAACATATTACTTTCCTTTATTTTCGGTTATCTTTGTCTCAGTAGATGCAGAATCTGTAATATCAACTTTCTTAGGTTTTTTAGAATCAGGAATAATATTTTCAAGCCAGATTTTAAGCATGCCGTTAATTAATTCAGCATTCTTAATTTCTACTGTGTCTGCGATTGAGAATTTACGAGTAAAGTTACGATCAGCAATTCCCTTATAGAGATATGTATTGGTATTATCTTCATCTTGCATATTAGCAAGATGTGAGCTGCCTGTAATAGCAAGTGTACCATCATTAATTTCAATGTCGAGATTTTGTTTACCGAAACCGGCAACAGCTAATTCAATTACATACTTATTATCGTCTACTTTAACGATATTGTATGGAGGATAATTAGGGATTACTTTAGAGAGTGTTTCGTGAGCTTCTTCAAATTTTTTCATCATTGGCTCGTATCCAACGAAGAACATTGAAGGCATGTCAAATAGTTTAGCAAATTCTAACTTAGTCATATAGACCTCCTATTAAGCAAGGTTGATTAAAAAATGTAGATCCATAAGGCATCTACATAAATATATATAATGCTATTTTTGCAAATAGCAACTATCTACAAAGATAATTCTTTATCTTTTATAGTTCTTTCATATTGATTCATCTTATCTAGATATCCTTGATTTCTCAATTCTTTAAAGAGAAGATTTTCAAATGAATACTCTCCGCCTTTTTGAAGGCCAGAAGATCTCATTTCAGATATTTTAGCTCTAAGTTGTTGAAAAGATTTAACATCCATTTTACTCTCTATCATCTTATCAATAAGATCCATATAATAGAGAGCTTTATTTTCTAAATTACTATCAGTAGAAAAATCGTAATTACCATGCTGAGGCATTTTTAGCCACTTGTTATGTAACAGCGAATATACCCCACCGGCAACAAGCTCGGTGTTTATATCTTGAGCATAAAGCTCTATTGGATACCCGTAAATTGTAATATTATGCGTTAATGACCAGAGAATTTTTTTATCCTGTAAATATTCATCTACAAATTCTCTATTTGGTCCTAGTTTATTTCTATCTATAAGAATATGAACATCTAAATCAGATTTATCAGTGTAATTATAATTTGCATTACCACCTGTTAGAGTAATATCATTAACAAAATTGTCTGGTATTTTAGCAAATTCTTGCCATGTTACCCCTATTTTAAGTAATTTTTTTCTTACTTCTGATTTAAGTTTAAAATTATCCCAAATTTTAGTATTGAGTGTATCATGATACTCAAGTGAGATTTTCTCATTAAGATCTAAGTGCTGTGTAAATGTTTTCATTAGTAGCATCTAGTCATAATAAATTGACGCCATTGTTGATTAAAATTATCCCATCTTGTAGTAATAAACTGTCGACAAACAGGTTGAGGATAATATTCTTGATAAAAATCAGGTTGGATTGGTTGGTGACGATTCATCATTGAACCCATTAATACACCGCCTACAATAGCTCCAAATATAGCGCCTCCATTATTACCATTATTATGGTGATGATGGCGTTCTCTTGCAATAGCAGGAGATAACATAAAAGACGCAAATAGCGAAACTATCATTAACTTTTTAAACATTTTTAACCAATTCCTTAATACGAAACCTAGTTAAGGTCATATTTTTATTTAGACATTTTACATCAATGATCCACTTTTCAGCACTGGATCTAGTAGGAAAATGCAAACGCTCATTTGTTGTTAAACTAGTTAACATTTTATTTTTAGAAAGATATCTTTCGTATTCTACAGCATAATATAGAGTTTCAATATTCATCTTAGCCTCCATTACTACCAATATTAAGGTATTCTGGAAAAAGAATCAACTGAAATATTTAGCTTAATAATTGGTAGACCTGGTAGGATTTGAACCTACGATCACACTGTTATGAGCAGTGGGCCTTAACCGCTTGGCTACAGGTCTTTATTTTGGTGTCCGTTACTGGATTCGAACCAGCCCTGTAGGCGTTTTAAGCGCCTTGCCTCTACCGCTGGGCTAAACGGACATTAAACTTCATTAGAATGGGATTTCATAATGTTCTCCATAAGAAATCATTACCTTATGACTATTTATAGCATGTTTTAATGAATTAATCAACTCTTTATTTTCTACCCACTCAGCATCATATAATTTTTTTTCTAATTGTTTGATAAGAGTTTCTCTTAAAGGAAACATGGCTGAGGGACAAGGGGTCGAACCTCGATTAGAGGATTCAAAATCCTCTGTCCTACCATTAGACGATCCCTCAATATTCAATTATTTTTTCCATAGTATATGCATTAGACTTATCTTCATAAATTTCAAGTAACTCATTAATTATATTATAGTTATATTTTTTATAAAAATCAACGCCTTTTATATTAGATGTTGAAATTCTTAAACGTACTCTAGGTATGCTTAATTCTCTGCATTTTTTCTCTACATCACTTAATAAAAACATTCCTATTTTTCTGTTTTGAAACCAAGGAAGTACTGCTAATTTATCTAAAAAAGCTATATTTTTATTTTTAGAAAATTTTAAAAGATAAAAACCTACAGATATATTATCAAATATGCATATTTTTGCAATATTATCTTTATGTAAAATATAATACTTAAAATGATTTTCGTTAAAAATATCGTGAGCAAAATTTAAACTTTCAGTATAAACTAAAACTTCTAAATCACTTAACGTTGCTGATCTGACTTCCATTCAAAATTAACCATATCTATAATTAGAGATTCAAGTGAATGATTTGGTTTCCAATTTAAAGTATTTTTTGCTTTTGTACAATCCCCTACAAGCAATTCTACTTCAGCTGGTCTAAAGAATTTAGGATCTACTTCAATAATAGTTTTACCTGTATTTTTATCTACACCTTTAGAATCAACACCTTCTCCTACCCATTCAATATTAAAATCAAAATGCTTTGCAGCTAAATCAACAAAAGTACGAATAGAATTTGTTTCTCCTGTAGAAATAACAAAATCATCTGGATATGAATGTTGCATCATAAGATACATTGCTTCAACATAATCTTCTGCATGACCCCAGTCACGTTTAGCATCTAGATTACCTAAACGCACAGTATCAATTTGTCCTGTTTTTAATTTATAAAGTTGATTAATAATTTTCTTAGTAACAAACTCTAATCCTCTCAGAGGACTTTCATGATTAAATAAAATACCGTTACAAATAAACATATCATATGATTCACGATAGTTTACAGAAGCCCAGTAAGCTGCTAGTTTTGCTATTCCATATGGACTCCGAGGATAAAAAGGTGTATCTTCTTTTTGAGGAACTTCTCTAACTTTACCAAACATTTCAGATGTAGATGCTTGATAAAATTTCATTGTAGGAGCAGCTGTTTTAATAGCTTCTAGTAATCTAATAACACCTGTAGCATTAACATCAAAAGTATATAATGGAATATCAAAACTTGAGCCTACAAAGCTTTGAGCAGCTAAGTTATAAAATTCATCTGCTTTATATTTACTTAAAATTCTAGTAATATTATAAGGCTCACATAAATCAAAGCATTCTGTTTTAAAATCTTGTTCTGTAATATTTAAATATTTTAACTTAGAAAAATTATTATTTGAATTTCTACGTACAAGAGCTATTACATTGTAATTTTTATTTAATAAAGATTTAATTAAATAAGCACCGTCTTGTCCAGTTGCACCGGTAACAAAAGCTGTTTTCATTTTAATACTCTCAATAAATCATTTACAGTATGTTCAGATGTATGGTTATTTTTAACAAAATGATAGTTTGATTCTACATCAATACTATATTCATTTATGCTTTTAAATATAGATATTAATTCATTAGAGTTATTATAAGTTATGCCTCTGTCTTTAAATATTTTTGCAGCAGTAATATGCCTTGATATCCAAGGTTTTTTATTAAACATTGCTTCTAGTAATACTAATCCATATCCTTCATTAAAGCTATTCATAATATAATAATCAGCATCAGCCATAGCATTAAGAACATCAGTACGATCTTCTAGAATAAAATTATAAACATTCTCACTATTTTCAGGCATTAAATTATCACCGTTATAATAACCTGTAGTAACTAAGAACGAGTTATCATTATAAGCATTTTTAAAATCTGCTACTAACTCTTTCATAGCTTTATTGGCCCAATAACCCCCACAAGAGAGATACATTTTTTTATCTTTAGGAAGATTAAATTTGTCTCTAAATGTTTTATTACCGTAAACTTCAGATTCTAATATACCATATCGTACATCAATAGTTTTATGCTCAACATTATACTTTTTAACAAATTCATAATCTTCTGGTGTACTTGCTGCAATATATGTACAGTTATTAAGGGCATGAATATGAAAAGGTGTTTCTTCAGGTTTAATAATATAATATAAAGTTGGACTTGAAATATTCTGTAAATTTTGAATAATAAAATTTTGAGGACCAGGACCAGCACCATGAAGAATAATTAAATCCTGTGGTTGTGTAAAAATAGAAGTATCTGCTGTAACCTTAACACCATTTTGATCACCCATGTTAGTAGGTGCCCATACAGTTACATCATGACCTGCTTTAACCATAGTTTCAGAAATATTACGAACATTATTTTCTGAACCACCAGGGTAAGGATAGTACCTATGCACTACCCAAACAATTTTACTCATATTAAACCTTATTACAAATAATTTTTAAAACTGCATCACGAGCAGGAATAGGATTGCGCTCATCAGGTACTCTACTACAATTAGTAAATCCGTTTTTCTCTAAAAGTTTAATTAGAGATTTTTCATCAAACGCATTAACATGGCCCATACCGGCTAATTTATACTCTTTAATATTATGGAAGCCTCCAAACAAATATGCAAGCGCATTTTCCCATGGATCAGAACTATTATTAAGCCAGGATACATTTGCTTTTTCTGACCAGTCACCATATACAATACGCTCAAAAATCCACCTAAAGTCAGGAACTGTAACTTCTAGTACAGCTCCTTTTTTAAGAATTCTTGCTACTTCTGTCATAACACGATCAACATCAAAAACAAAAATATGTTCTACTACATCACCCATATATGCTTTATCAAATTTTTCTGATTCAAATGGATAAGGTGTAGTTAAGAGATCATGAACACAATTAACTTGCGGCCAAGGATGTAAATCCATTCTTACATCAGCGTCCATTTTAGGGTGAGGACCAGAACCAATATCAATAATCATTTATTTACCATTTTTCCCATTGTTTAAGAATACTAGAAGATGAGTTGCTTTTATAACTACCACCCACACCAAAAGCAAACTCCAAATTATTATCTTCAAAGTCCGCTTCATTGTTATTTTCAGAAGTTCGATCACCACCGTTAGCAAAAATAATACGCAATTCAGGCCACGTCTGTCTTACTATTTTTAAAAGATTTTTGGCTGAACCGTCTTTGTCATCAAATTCAATAACATAATCTACTGCTTTTAAATTAGAAATAATGCATTGTCTTTCATGCCATGGCATAAAAAATTTACCTTTTTTTCTAATTAACCAATTATCAGAATTTATACCAACTACTAGCTTATCACCTAATTCTTTAGCTCTATTAATTAATTTAATATGACCTGAATGTACAGGATCAAATCCTCCACTTACAACAACTATTTTATTCATAGCTTAAGCACATTTACTTTATTATGAAACGTCTCACGTATTTGTTGTGCAATAACGTGCATGATTGCTTGATGAGTATCCTCAACAATACCATAATTATGCTCGTTAGTATGTAAAACAATATTAGCTAAATTAGAAATTTTACCACCGTCAAAACCGGTAAATGCAATAACAACCATATTCATATTTATTGCTTTTTCAACTGCTTTAACTATATTTGGAGAATTACCAGATGCTGATACCACTATAAGAATATCATTAACATTAGCCATCATATCTAACTGTAAAGAAAATATCTCTTCATATCCAATATCGTTAGCAGTAGCTGTAATAATAGGCCCTGATGTTAATGAAAAAATGCGAGGTTTAAATCCTGCGTCATAATATAGTCCTTTACCCATATCACACATAAGGTGCTCACTCATAGAAAGTGAACCACCATTACCACAAACAAAAATATTCTTTTTATCTCTTACAGCATCTAAAATAATATTATGAGCGTTTTTAAGCTCTTCTTTATTTACTGATCGAATAGATGCACTTAACCTAGTAGCATAATCTCCTAATCTGTGTAATATACTCATGGTGTCTCCTTAAAGGCATCATATGTTAATTTTAAACCATCTTCTAAAGAAGTTTTTGGTTTCCACCCTAACTTGAGTATTTTAGTATTATCTGTTAATTTTTGCATCGTGCCATCTGGCTTGTTGTGATCGTAAATAATATCACCTTTGTATCCTACAACTTGTTTTATGTAATTTACCATCTCTTTAATCGTAATATCAAATCCCGCACTAAGATTAATATAATTTTGCATAGGTTTTACTAAGTAATCGTAATCTTTCTTATCGGCATTCATTACAGTAATGCATGCTTCTGCCATATCCTCAGCATATAGAAATTCTCGACGGGCGTTTCCAGTTCCCCAGATCGTAACTGTCGGGCTATTATTAATCTTTGCTTCGTGCATCTTACGAAGAATACCAGCAGTAACATGACCATTGTTAAGATCATAATTGTCACCAGGACCATAAAGATTACACGGAAGAACACTTCTAAAATCTGTTCCGTATTGCCTGTTATACGCGTCACACATCTTGATACCAGCAATCTTTGCTACAGCATAAGCTTCATTGGTAGGTTCTAAATGCCCTGTCATTAAGTATTCTTCTTTGATAGGATTCAAAGAACGTTTAGGATAAACGCATGTTGATCCGAGCATGAGTAGCCTATCAACTTTATACTGATGTGCAGCATTGATCACGTTTGTTTGGATCATGATATTGTTATAGATAAAATCTGCTGGATATGTATTATTTGCTACGATACCGCCAACATATGCAGCGGCCATATAAACTTGATTTATATTGAATTCATTAAAAAAATAATTAACATGTTTTTTATCTCTAAGATCTAATTCTTTACTAGTCCTCGTAATAATATCATCAGGATTAATACCTTGCTTAATAAGCGTCCTTACAATAGACGATCCTACAAGGCCTCTATGACCTGCAACATAAATTTTATTCATAATTAATCCTCTTGGTCTTGATAGTCGTGATAAATTAATTGACTACCTAAGTGTTCAAATTTTATAGGCGCTTGTTTAAGATTTAAAGCTTTAGCAATACTCTCATGTCTTTCTGGTGGTGACATAAACATAATAAATCCTCCACCACCAGCTCCTAATAGTTTACCTCCATAAGCACCAGCACTTATACCTTTTTCATAAATGTTATCTATATCACTATTAGTAATAGATTCTTCTATTTTCTTTTTTAATCGCCATTGCTCATTAAGTAATTCAGCAAAATCTTTAAACCTGTGTCTACTTTGTGAGAAGAGAAGTTTTTCAGCTTCATTAACCATCTGATTACTGTAATTTAAATTAATTTTATTTTCTTTAATATTATTAATTTTTTTACTGGCTATGTCATAAGAATTTCTTAGCTTAGAAGTAAAAAAGATTTGAACCCAAGATTCAAGTGTATCTATATTTTCTTTACTAATATGTAGAGGTGTACTTATAAATTCTGATGTACCACCAAATGTAATTTTATTGAGTCCACCAAAAGCAGCGGCAACTTGATCTTGAGATCCAACCGCTTCTTTTAAAACGTTCTGTTCAAGATCAACAGCTTTAAGAGCCAATTCTCTTTTAGTTAATGATTTATTTTGCAAAGCTGATATACCTTGCAAAAGACCTACAGTAAAACTAGAACTAGATCCTATACCAGTTCTATTAGGTAAATCACCGTGATGAGTAATATCTAATCCTTTATCATAATTTAAATACTTAATAGCTTCTCTAATTACAGGCACTTTTATATCGTCAATAGAGTTTGTTTCTTCTAAATCATAATAACGTATACGATATTTGTAATCAAATATATCTGGTAATTTTCTAAGAACTAAAAAAGAATATTTGTTAATAGTAGTTGAAAGAACACTACCTCCGTGCTCTTTATACCAGACTGGATAATCTGAACCGCCTCCAAAAAAAGATATTCTATAAGGAGTTCTAATAATTATCATCTTACTAAAAATTTCTCTTTATTACTAATACGTTCTCGCCAGTAATTTAATAGATCGCGCATTGTCTGATCAAAATTAATTTCTGGCTTCCATCCTGTATGATTAGTAAATTTACTTGTATCTGGTACCTGTAAATCTGCATCAATTGGACGAAGACGGGAAGGATCAATTTCTATCTTAATATCTTTAGCTGTACTCATTTTAATAAGTGTATTTAAAATATCTCCTATTTCACATGTAAAGGTACCGCCAATATTATAATAACTACCTGGTATTGGATTAACCGTTACTAACATATAATACGCTCTAACTGCATCTCTAACATCTGCAATTGTTCTTAAGCTTTTAAGATTACCAACTTTGACTACAGGATCGATTAACCCAGCTTCTATCATAGCAATTTGTTTTGCAAAAGATGATTCAGCAAATACATCTCCACGACGAGGTCCAGTATGAGTAAACATACGAGTTGTCATTACGTTCATATTATATGCTTCAGCATAAAAACGACCTACAAGATCAGTACCAACTTTTGAAATAGCATATGGTGATGCTGGATGAAAAGTGCATTCTTCATTAATTGGGAGTTTTTCTTTAGGAACACGTCCAAATACTTCTGAGGACGCACATACATGAATAATAGATTCTGGAGCAAATTTCTTAGCAGCTTCTAGTAATCTTGTAGTGCCTTGAATATTTGTATTTAAAGTATCAATGGGTGCTGTAAAACTTGTAAGAGGAAAACTTTGAGCAGCAAGATGAAAAATAAAATTTGGCTTACAATTTTGAACGGCATTATCTAACGAGATACTATCGTTAAGATCTCCGTTAATAAGATTAATTCTATCTTTATAATTAATCTTATCAATTAAATGTTTAATATTATCTAGAGGACTTCTCCACCTAGTAAGACCTACAATATCCCAATCAGTATTTAATAAAATATAATCAGCTAAATGTGAGCCGACCATTCCTGTAATACCAGTAATAAAAGCTGTCTTTGTCATTTTATATTTCCGCTGCTACTATCATATCATTTAACCTATTTACATAGGTATGTTTATCTTTAACTTTTTTCATTTGATTTAAAATTAAATCTTTTGTCTTAGGATTGTCTTGCATATCTTTTGCAATATAAAATAAATCATTTGTATTACTTGAATATGCTATTTCATTATCAAAATAATCACTTGTAGCTTTAGAGTTAGTTAAACCTAACTGACCATAACTAATATTCTTTATTATTCTACATGAAATGTACTTATTACTCAAGTGATTTTTTGGTCGAGCGTCAAGAGGTAAATAAGATTTAGAAACAGCTTTTCTAATTTCTTCTATAGGAAGAGGATTATTCATAGGGCTATTATATACAAATTTTATATTATTATCTCTACAAGCTTCAATAAACGGTATAAAAACTTCTTGATTATCTTCTCTTATTGTACCACCAAAAAATGCATATTTTGGTTCTTCAAAAGGAATAAATCTATCTTCAAAATTTATTTCATTAGGCAGTAAATCTGTTCCCCATATAGAATAAAATTTATCGTAGTCGTCTCCTTTTTCATAAAAAGAAGTACCGTCGTTAATAGGCTCATATTTTTCTTTTTCAAAATAATAAGCGTAATTTTTATCTTCTACACCATCAACACCCCAGTTAGTGGCAAATCTAAAATCTATTAATTTACCTACCTTACCAAGATACATGCTTGCACCAGGATTGCCTTCAACAGGCCCTTTATTGCCTAGATAATGTATTATGTAAGCTGATGTATTTCTTAATGGTAGTTTATTGCTCGTTCTACTTAAAGAAGTATCAAATATTAGCCATTGTTCAGAAATAATAATTGCGTTATCAAAAAAATAATCTGGCGCATTATCTCTATTGTCTAACCAAAATACATTGAGACCTAAAAATTGAGCAGCTCTATAGATAGCTGAGTGTACAAAGGCATGTGTATGACCTGTATCAAATTTAGCGCCCCATATAATTATTTTATTATATTTTTTCATAATTAAAAATTACTTAATATTATATTTTTATTTTATACCATACGTTATCATTTAATGTAATAATAGATTCATAATCACTTTTTACAAAATCTTTTATTGCTCTATTAACTTCTTTATTATTGTAATCATGACCAGCAAAAATGCCGCCTATTTTAACTTTTTTATAAAAATTATTAAAATCTTTTAAAGCTCCATCGTAGCTATGATCACCGTCAATAAAAATAAAATCTAAATAATTATCTGGAATAGTTTGCGAGAATACATCGCTTGACTTATATACTAAATCAACACCAAGGGGACTTAGTTTATCATAAGCAAATTGCTTAATTAAATCTTGACGTTCTTTATTTAAATTTCCTCCATTCCAATCTATATAAGTTGGATAGTTATCTACAGCGTAATATTTTTTTAAATTAGGAATATTTTTTTTAAAGAGCTCTGATGTAAAACCTAAACAAACACCTAGCTCACAACCAACAAGTTCTCCACTAAGAGTTTGAAGTTGTGGTAAAAGACTTAGACCTGAAATATGATTCCATCCCCATTCAATTTGCTTTTGAACCCAACTTTGAGCATCTAGATGGTGCCATGGATCATTAGTATTATTATTGGTTATATTAAGATTAAACATTTTCAAATCTCTCTTTCATAATCTTATTCCATTCAGCATTTCTATTATACTGATGTACAATTACATAATCTTTATCTTGTGATGTCTTAATTGTATTGTATAATAATTTAGGCAATTTATCAACAGATACATTTTCATATGGCTTTCTTAAATCAGCAGTTGTGCCTGCTTGACATGCCCAGCCTGAGTCATGATTTATAAATTTAGTGACTAAGCTATAAGGCATCATAGAAAGTAAATAATTATAAGCTGCCTGATCAGGGCCACCTCCTCCAGGTACGTTTTGAGGACGACCTTCACAACAAGTATAAATTGAAAGAAATAAATCTTGAATAAGATTATGTGAGCCGGCAATTACACCAGCATTATAAATGACATTATCTTTTACTCTATCTGATATAGCGTCACCAAATGACAATCTCATATTATTTGATCCCCAAATTTCGTCTTTATATCTGACGTTTTCTGAAGATGCAATAATATATTCTTCGTTATTTAAATGTGTAAAAAAATCTGACGGATTACTTTGAAAAATAACATCTGTCACATCTGTTGCGATAACAGTTCTATAACGTGTTTGTATATCTTTTAAAATAGAATAATAAACAAAAAAACGAGTAACACAAATGTTCTCGTTTGGTTGTAGATCTCTAAAGAGATGTACTTGAAAATTATTTTCTTTAAATTTTTCTATAAGATAATCATCTTGACCAAATACACAAATTATTTTATCACCAATAAATCTACTTTTATTAATAGAATTTACCCAGTGCTTACAGCTATCCCATCCAAGTTTAGTAATTGAACCAATTATTAAATCTTTCATTTCACACCTTTAATTTGGTTGCGCAGCTAGGAATTGCACCTAGACCTCCAGCGTATGAGACTGGTGAGTTACTATTTCTCTACCGCGCTATAAACTTTATTCACACCATGACTTCTTTTTATCGCCCCAGTATTCTCTTGCAAGACCTCTAGCAATTAATTCTTGTGTAAGTGTTTCTTTTGAATCACCAACATATACATCGGCTAACATTCTACCCCCAAATTTATCCCATTCAATATTAGTAAGGGTAACTTTTTCTTTACCAGCTATAGCATTTGCTAAACGTGTTGTTGTATATTCTGTTGCTTTTTTACCTAGCTCAGCTTCGCGATCGCACTGCGCCCGAGGCGCTTTTTCTGGTGTATCTACACCCTTAACACGAATAGAAAGAGTTAAACCTTCTGGTAACCAATCTGGTGCAACTTGAAAAGTATCGCCATCTTTTACTTTAACAACAGGCCATTGAAATGGTCCTTTATTGCCTGCGTATGATACAGTAATATATGATAGAGTAATTAAAAGTGCAATAAGTAATTTTTTCATTGTATATCTTTTCTAATATAAACTGACTGAATAGTTTTATAATATTATTTATCTTAATCTATAGTTAATATAATCTCATTATCTTATTTTAATTCCATCTTATATGCACTGAGGCACATGTCTTCTAATGTCCTATTTCCATAAAAATATTTAGACTTGTGTTCTGGGATAAGCACTTCTGCTGTATCACCCTTCCTTCGAGGAGATTCTATCACCCTAAAATCCTGGCCAGATATCTCTTTCATCATATCAATCACTTCATTCACTGTATACCCAATACCGCTTCCGATACATTCATAATTAGTATTAGCATGCACTTCGATTGCTTTAAGGATACACTCTACGAGATCCATCACATGGACATAATCACGGATGCAGGTGCCATCCCTCGTCTGCCAATCCGTGCCATTGATATTCATATGAGTTCTTTTGCCTGCAGCAGTTTCTGCAGCAATCCTGATCAGATGAGTTGATTCTCCAATCTGACCAAACTCACCATTATTACCAGCAACATTAAAGAATCTAAATATCGTATGAATATTACTTTGATTTCGAACTAACTGTTCAGCTGCAATCTTAGAAGTTGCATATGGCGATACAGGATTAAAAGCAGCCGCAGTCGATGCAAATATTAGGTGATCAGTATCAATACAGTCTAGTAGGTTTTTTGTTCCTATTATATTATTTTTAAAATACAACCACGGATATTGAACAGATTGTTCTACAGATATCAATCCTGCAAGATGTACAACAGCATCATATTCGCCCCAGTTGCCACCGATACTTGTCATCTTAGATATATCACGGATCCTATCTGATCGCACATATTTTTTTATCTTGTTAGTAGATTGTTTAAAATCTATGCTGTCAACTGTATATCCTGCATCAGCTAATGCTTTGATAGTGTGCGATCCAATATATCCATAACCACCTGTAACTAAGATTTTTTTCATTATTTAATTATTTCCAATATATTATTTCCATCGAGCCATCTTGATTCTCAACAACTGCTGAGCAAGTCTCAACCCAATCGCCACAATTAACGTATGTAATTTTACCAATCTGACGAAGATTAGGATGATGTATATGACCGCATATGATCCCATTAACATTATTAAACGTTGCATAATTAGATAAATTTTCTTCATAATCACTAATAAAATTTACAGCTTTTTTAACTTTATATTTAAGCCACGCACTTAATGACCAATGTGATAAATTAAATCTATTACGAATAGAAGTAATAATAACATTAATGTATATACTTAAATCATATGCCCAACTACCAAAACGAGATAGCCATTTCATATTAGTAACAACTGCATCAAATTCATCGCCATGCATAATAAGATATTTTTTACCATCAGCTGCAGTGTGAATATATTGCTTAGTTAAAATTAAATTACCTAAAGTAATATCACAAAAAGCTCTTAAAAATTCATCATGGTTGCCTGGAATGTATACAACCTTTGTACCTTTGCGAGCTTTACGTAAAATCTTTTGAATGACATCGTTATGGGATTGAGGCCAATAAACACCAGAGTTCATTGACCATCCATCTACTATATCACCAACTAAATATAAATTGTCACATTCAAATGTTTTAATAAAGTCTAGCAATCTATCTGCTTGACTCATTTTAGTTCCAAGATGAATGTCTGAAATAAAAACTGATTTATATTTCACAGCTTAGGATCAAACCTACTCTCTGCGGGTTTAAAATCTTTTCCAGCAGTGATAGCACAGAGTTGATTTTGTTGTGGATTAAAAGCGAATACAGTCCATGTACCTGTAGCCATGTTAGCATATATTATAAGCTGCCTGACGCCTTTTTCATTAAGATCAACGAACGGTTTCTCACCGTATTGTTCTGCCATGCCCTTATGTGTTGTAATAGCATCCACACAATCATTTTTGTTTTGGGCATATGTCATTGTAGGAAATAATGCTAGTAATGTAAAGATAAATTTCTTCATATATAGCCTCTTAAACATATATTTATGGTACCACTTAGCAGAATCGAACTGCTGTACTTGGTTCCACAAACCAATGTTCTACCATTGAACTAAAGTGGCATTATATTGGTGCTCCACCTCCGATTTGAACGGAGAACCTCTTGCTTCTAAGGCAAGCACCTCTAACCAGTTGGGCCAGTGGAGCGTATTATTTAATGAATATGTTTTTTCGTATTAAACAACATATCAAATTGATTCTGTAAATCTTGCATTCCTGGTTCTACCACGATCCATACTTGTTCGCCTTCAGGTACAACAAAAGTGTCAATAAAAGTAGAAGCAGTGCTCCCTGTATTAATAGCAGACATTCTACGACCAGCGGGCATCCAGTAGCAATCTCCCGGACCCGCTTTCATATTAATAGGTTCATCATCTAGATATAAACTCATTTCTCCAGAAAGTACACAGGTTTGCCCTCCATAAGGATGTACATGAATAGGAGCTCGCGTACCCACATCACGTGAAGCTCTAGATGATATAATTACCCAACCAGTAGATTTACCTCTTGCATCTGTCAGCTCTTGTGTAATTACTCTAGTTTCAGACATAGCTTTACTAGGTTTGTTAGGTAAAACTAGTCCATTAATTTTATCTGATTGTTCAATATTAGGATTAGGTAATTTGTTAGTAAAATTAGATATCTGATAATTACCAACTATGACGATGATTGCTAACAATGCTATGCTAAAAATACCAAAAAAAACTTTATCTGAAAATTTCATTTTATTAACCTCTATAAAAAAATATTATACTAGTATATTTATAATGAAGGTTGCCCAGTCACTCGGATCGGTATCCGACACTACAGGTCCACCTACAATCCCTCTAACATCATTCAACAGGAACGAGTATGCATCCCCTTTTCAGTGTCCGGGTTTCCAAGGTTAAGAGCCTTTCTTTACTATTGGCGTAGCACTGCCACCCAATAATAAATGTACTCACCCGACCTCGCCTAGGTTCTCAGAGGTACTACCAACGAGTACTTACACCTAAGCCGTGAATCTACACTGCCTGTTGAATCTTGGAGCGGAGTAGGGGAATCAAACCCCTCGCATCAGCTTGGAAGGCTGAGGTATTATCACTATACGAACTCCGCAATTGTTTATTTATGCAGCCAAGATACCTTTTAGCCTATCTGCTGCATAAGAAGCAGCAAAAGCATTAGGCTTGACCAGAGGAACGACATTACACATACCTCGAATATATCCCGTTGCTTCGTTGATAACGCAGCTAGACCCGTAATGCTCATCAGGGTT